TCCGGTACTACAGAAGTTGTAGTAGCTAGCGGTGTTAATTTTAATGACTTTACCCCAGAGACTGGTGTAATTCAAGCAACTCCAATCTTTACAGTCGCCAGTGGTCAGGTTGCAAATACTGAGCACGTTGGTAAGTTTTATATTAAGAAAGACGTAGATAATGGATTGCTTACATTGGTTTCTACAGCATCTGGTACTAAGCCTGCGTATTTTGATGTCACAGTGTTTTTGGGTGACTACGCTACATTTACTACTAATTCGTCAAACCAACTTTGGAAGAGACGTGATTCTAATTCTATGTAAATAAAAGTTTTAAGGAAATAGGGAAAGGTTTACAAGTAAATTTGAACTGTTTTAAAGACGAGGTTGGTTTATGTTTTCGCAAATTTACGACAACTTTATAAGGAGGTTTATTTTCTATGAATGATCAACTCGTGAAAAACATCGAAACTATTGTTGACGAGATCTTCAAGAAAAAGGAAGAAGCTGAGATGAGAAAGGAGACTGAAGTGGCTTTAACTACAGCCGCTGAGACTATTACACAGCTTAATGAGTCCTTAGAGGCGAAGGACGTAGCACATGAAGCTGAAGTCGCCAGTCTTCAAGAAACAATTACATCTCTGGAATCTCAATTAAATGAAATTGCAGAATCTAAGAAAACCCTTGAAGATGAGAAGGCCGGTTTCGACAAAGAAAAAGAAGAACTAACTAAACGAGCTGAGGCTGCTGAAGCAGAATTAGTGAATATGAAAAAGGATCAGCTGTCTAAAGATAGAATGGAAGTTCTTAGGACTGCTGGTGTGGCTTCAAAGAATGCTGAAGCACAGCAAGGTAAAGTTAGAGAAATGTCTGAAGAAGATTTCGCAGCTTATAGGGATGAGCTGGTATCCGTAAGAGAGTCTATTATGGCTCAACTTAAAGCGTCTGAAACCAATGCAGAAGAGGAAGCTTCTACAGCGCAGACAGAAACGCCAGATACTACTCAAACTACAACTTCTGAAGAAGCATCTAATGAAGAAGCATCTGAGGAAGAAGCCGCGATTGAAACTGAAGAAAGTATTGATCCTATGAGAGCTGTTGCTGCTGCTCTTAATATGGAAGTAACACCTAATGAGGATATGATCGCAAAATATCGTAAATTAGGCGCAGCAATGGCAGAGAATATTAAGTCAAAGAAAGACAAGAAGTAATCTTGCGTAAATTATATAGAAGGAGGAATGGTAATTATGTTTATTCCCAGACATCCTGTTGTGGAGAATCAGTTTTGTCAATTTAATGAGACAAGCACTACTACTGGTGTAGGCGCTGTTCTTGCTTATGCTGGTGCTGTTTGCTATCTCGTTAATGCTGCTGCAAATCAGGAAGCTATTGTTGCTTTATATGACGCGTCAACCAGTTATAGTGCTCCTGAGAGCACTCCTTTTGGATTTTTAATGCAAAAGGTTAAAGCTGGATATCATCAAGTACACCCATCTGGATTTTATATGCCTGGAGATTTAGGTTCTTCAGATGTTATTGCTCAGCCTAAATACAATGGAAGTGGTGTAGTTAGTGGTACAAAATATGCTCCTGTTGGTGTAGCTCATCTTGGTATTTGGGATACCGTACACTACAATGTAAATTCTGCTGGTGTCACTATTATGAAGCCAGGCGATTTGCTTTATGTTGATAAAACAAGCGCACTTGGTAAGGTTAATAATGCCGTTAACAATGTTCCTACTAATGTTACTTCTATAGTGGCTCGAGTTGTTAAGGGTGCGAGTGCTGCGCAAGTAGCTGCAAATATCGCTAATACTACATTGTATCCTATTAGAATAAAGCTTTTGATATAAGCTATTAAAATATAAAAGTTGAATTATGGATCAATGCGTTTATCGCATCCAAAACTCTTGAAGGAGGAAACAGATATTATGGATAGAAAGGAAATGCAAAAACTCTTTAGGGCAACGGCTGCTATTAACACTCCGGAAGGTATGGCTGCATACAAGGCATTTGCAGCGGCTCTTACTACACCAATCCTTCAAGCGGTTGAGCGCGAATCTATCATGAGACAGCTCTTTGCTGTTGAAAGACTAGGCCCTGGTGCTCAGGCAGTTTATCCAGTAGCGGAAGATTTTGAAATCCCAGTGTGGATCCTGCCAGGTCTCAGTTATGTCGCTCAGAACTTCATTGAAGGTATCGGAGAAGAGGTATATGTTCCTACATTTACAATTGATGCATCTGGTGATTGGAAGATTACCTATGCTAGAGATTCGAGAATTGATATACCTCAACGTGCCGCAGAAAAAGCCGCTAAAGCGATCGCTGATTATGAAGAAGAGTGTGGATGGCGTGTAATTCTACCCGCTGCTACATCTGCGTTTTCTGGTAAAGGACTTTTGGGATCACGTCCCGCGCCAATTTATGAAATCAATCCTGCATCTACTGGTGCTGGATATCTGTCAAAAGAATTGATTAACAGAATGATTGTTGGTTTTAAGAGAGTAGGTCGTACACTTACTGATCTTTATGTATCACCTGAAGATGCTGCTGATATTCGTGAATGGACAGACACAGATATTGACCCTGTGACCAGGAGAGAAATCTTCCAGGCCGCTGGTATGGGAAGTATTTGGAATGTAACATTGCATGAACTTCAACATCTTGGTGCAACTGGTCTTTACAATATTAATGGTAATTCATCTTCATATGGAAAGTTTATTGCTGACAATACTGAAATGTACGGTGCTTATCAGCTTGACAATCCTAATGTGACTGGTGCTGATGGTACTATTACTACATTGGGCGAGACTCAGGTTGTTGGTTTTGATCTAAGTGTAAATGACTCTCTTGTAATGCCTATCCGCAAGGAATATGAAGCGTATGATGATCCTACATTGCTACGTGTTCAGAAACAAGGATTTTTCGGATGGGAAGAAGTTGGATTTGCGTGTCTTGATCCAAGAATGTTGGCTATTGGTGTTATCGATAGATCACTTTAATATCGTATATATAGCGCCCTGCGCCTAGTGCGCAGGGCACTAATACGATTGGATAAAGATAATGACGATTTTAATAATTATTATTTTAATACTGAATATTGAAGCAGTGACTAATATTTTAAGTAAATCAGAAATATTTAAGCCACTGCGAGCCTTTCTGTTTAATCGTTCTAGTAATAAAATATTAAAGTTTTTACATGAACTAATAGATTGTCCTTACTGCACTTCTGTGTGGGTAAGTTTGTTTTATATAAGTATGTTGTACCTAATAGTCGAGGTGCACGTATTATCGTCTGTGTTTGTGTTTTTTATGTTGGTTATAGCTTTTCACAGAGTATCAAATGTACTACATCATATGATAGATAGAGTAGACAAACACTCAGGTTATGATGTATTAGTGGACAAGGAAAACGATAAATAACTCTTGAGGAGGAGAAGGTTATGGAAGGATATGTTAGAAATGCATCTCCAGTGTGGAGACATGCGTTAAAAAGATCTATTGCTCCTGGGGAAAAAATTCCTCTAGATGAGCTATATGAACAATATGGTGTTAAGCATGGTATTGAGCCAGATAAGTCTTTTGCTGATTGGCTTAGACAAGTAAAATTACGTGACACCGAAATTTGGGAAATACGATACAAAGGAGATGAGTCTGCTACTACCGTAGATAAGGCTGCGCAGAATAAAGACGAGCCTGCTAAGGTAGAAACACATAAAAAAGTTACGCAGCAATCTCCGTTTGTTAAATTGGCACCACAAGTTAACGATATAGCTAACTGGTCTGTCAGACAAGCACGTGAATTACTTCCTAAATTTACAGATCAAAAAACGTTGAAGTATGCGTTGAATATAGCCAGTCAACTATCCAATAAAGATACAATTTGTAGAATGTTCAAAAAGCGTTTAAATGAATTAGAACTTTCTAGGAGGTAAATATGTCTAACTATACTCAGGGATATGAGAGAAATACACCATCTCCTAAGTTCTATAGTACGGTTGTTGGTCATGAAGGATATAATCCGGTTATAACTAAGTACTATGATAGTGCTGATAATTTAATTAGGATAGAGGAAATTTGGCGAGGAATATTGTATAGTCAGACTATTTCTGGAACTACTTATAGTGGGCAGTGGCCAAATTATAATTATTCAATTACGTATGGCGCTTGGGAAGAGACTACATATTCTTAAAATTTAGGAGATTTAAATGAATGAATGTGGAAATTGCACGGCTTGCTGTCTTCTTACTACTGTTAAAGAGTTGTCAAAAGATGATGGCACGCTTTGCTCTCATTGTGTTGTCGAAGTTGGATGTGGTATTTATAAGGACCGTCCATTGTCGTGTAGAGAATTCAAATGTTTTTGGTTGGCAGAGGGATGGCCTGTTCATTTACGCCACGATAAATGTAATGTTATGTTTGAA